GCGGTCATCGGCTTAACAACGTCTTCGATTACGCCCTTGATGGTTTCTTTAAGAGTCTTCATGTCAATTTGTTTAAGGCCAGACTCTTTTTCTTTATCTGCGATTTTCTTCATTAGCTCATCAATCTCTGAGCTTTTTTGAATAAGCGCGTCTTGTTCTTCGCGGCTTAATTTTAAAAAATCATCGTATTTCATTTTGTATTCTCCTTAATCTAATTTACCTTGAAGCCTTCTAATAACTCCGCGAACTTCTTCCCCAACCTCTTTGGCAAAGTTTTTCGCTGTTATCTCCGATAAGCTGTCTTGTTGTTGTTTTAATAAAATATAATACTTATACTTTAACTCTATAATTTCTTTATCTTTCGATTCTACTTGCTTTCGTAGGGTTTCGGTTTCTGCAAGAAGTTCAGAAGTAATCTGTGAATTTTCTTTAACTTCGTTGACAACTTGAATGATTTTGGTTTCCGCAGCCCCAGAAGAGGTATACGTTGTTTCTTCTTCATTATTAAACTCCTGTAACAACGGTTCTTTAATTAAAGATTTAAGTTCGTTGCTTTTAATAAACCCCTTCTTCATTGCAAGCGCCAGGGCTTCGGGATTGGCAGGAACCGGGACTGCCGAATATTCCAAAAGCTCCCATTCCGTAAATGTCCTTCTTGCTTTCTTTGGGTTTCCGTCTTCTCCGTCTTCCCAATTCTTAGGAATAAAACCAACGCTAAATGTATTTAAAAACTTCTGCTCATACAAAGTCTTTATTTCTTGAGCAAACTCGGTCGGGGCAAACTTTAACTTGGACATAATGACATTTCCCTGACGTTTAACCCATTGAGCCTTGGCAATCGGAGGCTTTTCATAATCATGCGCCCATAAAACCACTGGATTCTTTTTATAGTTTTTTAAATCAACCCCAGATGGGTCTAAAACCTCCCCCATCCTATCAATTGCATCGGTTGAAATAGCCGCAACTAATGTTCCATCTTCGCCTATTTCCCGTATCTCACCGATTATATCTTTATATTGCAATCCTTCTGGTTTCGGCATGACAATTCTCCTTTTAAATATTCTCTTATGCCTTGAATATGATTAATCAAATTTTTACATAAAGGACATATTATGTCCATCCAACAACTTTCAACGCTAACCCATTTATAACAGTAATAACAAAATCTCACTCAATAACGCCGATAACCGTGCATCGACAATTAATTATATCGCTTGCCGGAGCGTTCCCGCTTCTATCTCCAGGGCATAAAAGATGATTTCCATCACCAGTTGTAAATGATTCTCCAATCCCAACAACCTGACCATTCATAACCGCATGGCTGTCCCTTACCTTTTCATCGCCAGCCGTCAACCATTTCTTTCTTTTTATTCCGGCATCTGCATATATTCTCAACTGTGCATCATTGACCGCCCCAATAACCTCTGTCTGCGCTATCCTTAAAGAACGATAATCCCCAGAATAATTAAATATTTTATCAACCCTTTTGGCTATTTCGCTTATTGGCTCACCTTCTTCAATGCCCTGGTTAAGCTGTTCCTGCAATAACTTTGCCGTAGATTCATTAACCTTTTCAGCAAAAAAATTAACCCTTTGCTCAACCGACCTTAATATCTGTGGATTAAATAAAGTAAAGTCTAGTGATATCCCTGTTTCCCTAACAGCCATATTCACACCCGTAACGTACGCCTGGTTGACGTAGCTTCTTGACTTATTCTTTAAATCCCGGTTTTCTTCTTCAAAATTAAAAATAATAGAAGAATATAAATCTTTATTAATCGCCTTAAAATTGTGTAGCCTTCTAATAACTTCACCATGCTGTTTCTGGAAATACCGTTTAATCATAGCTTGCATAGATTTCTCAATAGGATGGGTAGCCCGTGCAAATTCCTGCCATTTATCTTCGCCCACAGTTTTCACGTTTTTTGGTTGTGTAGGATTGAGCGGTAACGGCTCAGGTTTGGGGCTACCCGCGGGGTTTAACCCAAAAGGTATTAAAGGAACTTTTGTTTCAGGAAGGTCATAAGGGTCAAGTCCGTCATCTGCCCTTAACTCATCAATAGAACTAAATCCTGTAGAAAGATTTATCTGACGCTCTTTTAATTTATATTCTTTGTCTTCACCAACATTATTCTCAAACTCACAATAAAGCCTTGGGTCATAAACTGAAATTAATTTCTCATTTAACTTTTCTTGAATTAAAGAAAGTTTTGGTACGATGGTTTCGCTTTGATATGTATAGTCGCTAGCTTCTGCCGTCGCTCTATTATCGTGTGATTCTAACCCAAGTTTACTTGCCGGAACTCCGAATATAGCGCATATCTCATCCCGCAACTCCATGCTAACATTATCAAACCTTGAATCTCTAAGATTGCTTCCCATCTGCTGATACTTAAGTCCGTTCTCAAGAAACGCCATTTTACCAGCGTTTTTTGTACCCTTATACTTTTCGTTCCATTGGTCTTTAAGTCTTTGATATTGTTCTTCACTAAGACTTGTATCAGTGGTTAATATCCCAGAAGGCTGGGCATTGTTCATAAAGAAATTAATCCCCCACGTCTTCATTTCATTGCTTAAGTCTATTGCTAATCTTGAAGCCCAAAGCGGGCCTTGACCATAAAATAAGTCTGATGGGCTTGGATATTTAAAATGAATTATTTCTGATTCATCAAATGGAATAGGCGTAGGCTTGCCTGGGATAGTTACAACGTATCCGGATATAAACTCAGTAACGCTAGGAACAACCTTAACCCAATGGCTCGGGATATTCCAAATCATTTGCGGAGTTCCCAATATCCCTTTTGGTATAAACCAATAAGCGTTCCCGGTTAAGTCTAGGTTAAGCGTTGTTAATGTCATTAACTCAAACTTATTGCTGAACGGATTGACAGATTTAATCAGGTCAAGAAACGGATGTTCAATTATTTGCTTCTTTTCTTTCTTTTCTTTCTTGTTATCGTATGTGTCCGTATAAAGACATAACTTACATTTGGCAACTGCGGTGGCATTTTTCCAAGCACAAGCGTACGCCCAAGAATAATAAGAGGCTATCATCGCCTTATAATCATTTGGCTGTGGCTTACCGTAAACCTTCTCGGTTCCCATTAGCATGATAAAAGGCAATGAACCCTTTATTTTCTGGGCTTGCTTATTGAATAACTGTTTAATGTTGTCTATTAAAGCCAACGAACTTGTGGGATATTGCTTTTAATATACTCCTCTAGAGCATACCTAGCGCAATCGGGCCAATGGTCTGAGCCGTCCGCTGGAACGGGCAAGATTTCCTGTGTGTTTTTGTCTTGTTTCCACTTGTAATTGGTAAAGTTATCAATAGCACCTTTGCATCGGGGATGAATAACTATCCTTTCAAACCCCCGAAGAAACTCGATACCGTCTTCAACTGAACCCTTTCCTTTTTGTGCCCCGATAATATTAAACCCTTGTCTACGCATATATGATATTGTATCTGGTCGCTCTGAATCCCCTGTAATCTTCCATTTCCTACTTTCCGGCACACTATCAAAACATCTCTCTAGTTCTGTAATCTCAACCCCATGCCCATAAAATTCTTGGTCTATAAACAATGTTTTATCTTGTATGAACATCCGTCCCAATACGGTCGGGTCATTACTAAATCCCCAGTCCGCACCAAAGTAAAAACGTACATTAGCAGGGGTTTCAAATTCTTCCACGAATATTTTGCCTTTAAAGATGACGGAATCGCCGTATCTTTTGACTTGCCCTTCCCAAACGTGCAGGTACTTTTCATAGTCAACTTTCTTGGCATACTCCATCTCCTTGCGTAAAACCTCAGGGAAATAATCGTTGTCCTGCCAATTCAAAAATCCAACCGCGCTATCTTCCCGCGGGTTTAATACAAACATCTTATAAGAAGTGCTATGCTCGCTTTCAGGATTAAAGCTAACCCAAATCTCTGAACCTTCTTCGCGGATTGTAGGTATTAATATTTCCCAAGAAGCCTCGCTTACCTTTTCCGCCTCCTCAACCCAAACAATTGATACACCCTCTAAAGACTTAATCTCGGATATATTGTTTTTAAGTCCTCGGAATATAATCTCAGCCCCATACCGGCTCTTTATTGAATCCGCGGTTATTATAAAATAATCATCAAGATTCATTTCCCGTATTCGGTCTGTTAATAACCTGTGGACAGAATCACGGATTGAGTTCTGTATTTCCCTACAACAAAGTATTCGTTTATTAGAAAGAGCAGATATAATCAACTGCGTCGCAAATGCTGTGCTTTTCCCCGAACCCCTGCCGCCATAAAGACACCTATACCGCTTGTTCGGAGCCTGTAATACTTCTAGAGCTTTCTGCGGTATGTACGTTTGTATTTCTAGTGCCATAAACATTAACTATTGGCGCCTGTAATGGCTCACCATCGCCGTCTGTTAATTTATCCGGCATATCTTTAACCAAAATCTTTATTGCGACCTCAATGCGCTTTGATAATTCAATAGATTCGTCATTAATGTAGGCACTTGCGATATCCCAAGCCTTGTCAATAATCTTGTACCGCTTTTCCCAATCCTGCATTGACCTACGTCCTGAACGCCCCTTAACCCCAGCCATTTAAAAATCCTAACTCTTTTTGTTTACGAATCTTTTGTTATTTTTAGGGTATAATAATTACGCCCTTTTTCTTTTAAGTTTTCGAACGCCGCGCGAACGTTAACGCAATCATGGAACTCTTGTAAATGCCCGTTTGTTTTTGCATCAAACATATACCACATTTTGAGAGGCTTTATATATAGCATCACAACTTTTAATTCCATAAAAAAGAAAAGCCCACGCTCGTCTTTGCGAACGCAGGCTTATTGCCTCTCGCTTATCAACCAATAGTCAATAAGGTGTGTGGATTATAAGGGGCTTGTTCCGTCCCTCTGATTAAATATATAGCACAAATACAGAATAAGTCAAGTGTTATTAATACTTCTTCAGCGAATCCGGGTCATACTCATTTGGCATCGCGCTAAAATTAGAAGTGTAATATGAACGATGAACAGCTTGTGTTCCATTCTTTCCCCATTCGCCAGTTCTGTATTTTGTGTAATGAACAATAACTGCTGTTGTGATTACGGCTGCATACATATTTAAGGCAACCGCCGGCAAGAAAAACCCCTTGTTATTAAAGATTTTCATATAATATCTCCTTTGTTAAAATCTATTTCCTTTTTTATGAAAAAGACATAAGAACGCCCATACAGAATTTGTAGCTTGGTTTTGTCGCCACCCTTTAATCCTTCTGCGTGAATATGGATATCCCCATGTCCGTGATTGATTAGGTCTATAAGAAGTTCTGTTGCTTTTTTTAAATACGATGTTTCTTGAATCATACACCATCACCAAAAAATAGTTTAATAAATCTATAAAATTTATTTTTAGGCAATCGCATCTTTGCCCGTTCCTGCATTTTCTTAATCACCTCAGGTGGAGGCAATAATTTCCTGGGCGGATTCAGCTTTCTGCGCTGTTTCTGCTGTGTCGTTTGGATTTGTTCCACTCATATCCTCCTTTAAACCTATTAAATTCGGTAAAGTTATGCTCATCCCATGCGGGTTGTTTGGGTCTGGCGTTAAACTTAAAACCTTATTATCTATTAAAAGCTGAATCAACCTTTTTAAATCATTTACAGGTTTTGTCCATCTTGGTTCTAGCGCAACGCAAGTCTTGAAACATTCTAGCGCGCGAATAAACTTGTATTTACCAACATCATTATGAAAATGCCCCTGGGCGGCGTAGGTTATCCCAAGATTATACCAAAGCATCCTGTTGTCCTTACAAATATCTAGACCGCGCTCAATATAAACCCTGGCCTCATCAAATCTACGCTGTTGAATAAGAAAATAAGAAAGATTATTTATTGCAAAATCCGAATTGGGATGATTTCTCCAGTTCTCGCGATATAATGTTTCATCATCTTTTAAAACCTTTGAATATCTGTACGCACACGTTACCCAATATGTAATTAAAATAAAAAATACCGGTGGATATTTAACCAATATTGGGGCAATAATCCAGGCGAATCCTATTGAACAAAAATAAACGTATCTGTCCTGCAAAAAGGAGTTGGTGGCAAACAAGTTTGACATCGGGAAAAGACCAAGAATGAATATTAGGGTTTGAATCGGGAAAAATATCATTCCAAACATTGCCAATGCGTAACCTATAAATGTTTTATAATTAAATAGCTCCCATTTCTCGTTGTATTTGAATCCCTCTTGATGATACCACCCCATTTTATCGCCGGTTATTAATGCCGTTAAATAATAAAATATCATTCTTGCAAAAACATTTATCTTTCTTATTTTAAACTTTGCGTTACCGCGGTCTAAAATAAGCGCGTTTGAATGTGCGCCGAATCTTTGCTGAAACTTCCATAACATAAACGGAAAAACAAGAGCCACCGTTACAATAAAAAGAAAATAACTCTGCCAATCTTTTGGGTGTAACGCCCAAAATATTATCGGAACAAAAATAGTGCTTATATTTGTTATCACGCTTAATACATAATACGGAGCAAAAACATCCGGGTGTTGCCAGCATATTAAAGAAATTAAACCAAAAAATAAACCGAATAAATATGGTCTTCCGCTTACCCAAACAACATTTTGATTAATCATTGGGTTTACTGCCCAGATAGCCGATGTTGCAATCGCAACGTCATGCCCGGAAATTGGTAAAATAAATAAATATAATAAATATACATTTAATATATGCAATGATAATGAAAACAAATGCCACGGAAGCGGAACATCCGCAAACCCAAGCCATCTAAAAAATGCCGTATGATAGAACATTACTATCCCATCATTAAACCGCTTTACCCAGAAAGACTCCCCTCTGTTTACCTTTTCGCTGTCTGGTATAATATCCATTCTACCCGCAACGGCGGCGTGGTCATCGGAAACATACCCGCAAAATAAAGCATAATGCCATGTAACAGCAACAATAACAAGAACAAGATTAACGTCTATAAAACTCATGGACATATTCTTTAAGTGCCTTTCTCCAATCCCTCATGTTATATTCAAAGTCGGATTTTAATACTTCGTAATTGGTTCTTTTACACGGGAACTCATCTTTTAAATCATCTATTGAACATGGTATAATTTTTACTTTTCTTCTTATGTTCTTAATTATCTCCTGGGCAAACTCGTACCTTGAAACACCTTCGTTTCTGTTTACCGAATGATATGTCCCATATTGTATTCTGTTTTCAATGATTGAAAAAATACAAGAAGCCAAATCATTAGTGTATGTTGGGCTTCCTATGCAGTCATCACAAACCTTTATATTCTTTTCGCCATTTAATATTTTGTTCATTATTTTATTAACAAACTTTTTGTCAACCGACGGGCCGCCGCCAAACATCCATCCCGCCCTTAAAATGTAATGCTTTTTATAATCCCTTACCAAAATTTCAGCCAAATATTTGCTTCGATTATAATGATTTATTGGGTTTGGCTCATCGGTCTTTATATACGGTCTTCTTTTTTCCCCATCAAATATAGAGCCTGCACTTAAATGAACTATCGGAACATCTATCTTCTTTGCCAATAAAACCATGTTTTCCGTTCCAATAGTATTTATGTAATAACAATTAGAAGGGTTCAAATCACAATATTCATGGTCAGTTTCAGCAGAAAGATGAATTATGTGTGTTATGCTTAAATCAGAATACTTCATAACTTGGTCAAAGTTTCCGATATTAAGCTGATACCTTGATGGCGTTATTGTTTTTACTTTTTTTTCTTCAAGCAGCTTGCAAAGCGCCACTCCAACCATCCCCCGCGCTCCGGTAATCAGTATCTTCATAAATCTCCCTTATTATGTCTTTTTGAACTCTTAATGATTGTTTTTTATAATCAAACTGCATCGCCCATGTCATCGCTTCTAATGAATGTTTTTTCCATGAGCCAGTATTAATTGTTTCAACAATCGTGTTGGCAAACTCTCCGATGCTCCTTGGCAAAATACAACCAACCATTCCCAAGGAATAACAAAAATACTGATTAACGGAAGTATTAAATGCTATCATTGGGCATCCGCAACTCATGGCTTCAACCGGCGCCATTGAAAAATGTTCCCACTTTTCCGGCGTTGGATAAAGAACCATTTTGCTTTTCTTAAATATACGATACCTTTCATCCCCCATATACCCAAAATAATGAACGCTTTTGTTCCATAACCTATCTTTCATATACCTTATTCCCAAATCGCCATCACCAATAACGGCCAATTTAGCGTCCGGCTTTTTCATTAATACCTTATTCCAAATTTCTATTAACTCATCTATTCCTTTCGATGGGTGTATCCTTCCACAAAAAACTGCATCATAAAGTTTTAAATCATCCGTTATTCCAGAAAGTTTTGTTTCTATCCCTCCGTTAATCCACGTCTTTTTCTTGTCTGGAAATATACAATACATTGTAGGGTTAGTAACAATGACCATATCAGCTAACCATTCAATCAATTTTCTGACCACCTTTTGTGTGTAGTAGTGGATTGCGTTTTGCCTGAAGGCTGTGAGGTAGAATCCCGCAACCCACTTAATCCCTTTAAGTCTGAGTATAACGCCACCCAAAGCGTCAGGAAGGAAATCACTAGCTGAATACACCAGGTCATAACTCCTAAAATTGAACAAACTAGCAAAAATGGTAATACAAATACGGTGTGCATAACACAATGCAAAAGGCTTATAATCGCACCATTTAGACTCCCAAACGTCAAAATCAACGTCTTTCCAGTATCGGATAAATGACTCATAAATTTTATCTCCCCCGCTTGCTCCGCCATTAAATCTTGCGTTAGCTATTATCAGGACTTTTAGCTTTTTGTTTGCTGGTGATTCCATGTTTTCTATTAATTCCGCCAGGTATAATTATATCCGCACCGCTTCTTTTCTTTGCGTTTTCATCCGAATCCATTATTATAAAATCATCTCCATAAAACTTCTTTAGCCGCATTACACTATGAGAAAAATCAAATGTGTCTTGAATCATTACACCGCTAACGTATTTAACGCACCTAACAACTTCCGCCCTTTCATATTGATTCATTATTGGCAATCTTTTCTTTCTTCCTTTTACTTCTTCGTCGGACATGATGCCAACAATTAACTTGCCATGCTTTGGGTCTAAAAACTTTCTGCACTCTCTTAAAAACTCAATATGCCCTATGTGCAAGAAGTCAGCGGTAACAGCACAATATCCATATTCGGGAAATTTCATTTAATTATTCCAAGCCCCCTTAATGCAAGGCCAACCGCAAACCCATGGGGAACCCCATATTTTAAGGTTAAAGGATAACTCATGGGATGCGTTAAGTTCGATGGGTACTTCTCTAACCATTGTCCAACCTGTCTTCCAATCTCAATCAAATCATTGTCAGAACAAATATTCATAACGTCAACCAATTGCCCTAAACAATCTAAAGTGGTCTGCGCCCTAACCCTTTTAGATAATTTCACTTTAAACGGCGGTGATGAAGAAATCGGGGTTGCGGTTTTAATGTTGATTTTTTCTTTTCCCCATTTAACGGCGTGGCTTGTTTCGCTTGCCCCGCTTGCTGTTGTCGGGATTGCAATAAGAATTTTTTTATGTTTTCTTGCGTAGATTTTCGCCCCATCAATAACGCTCCCCCCACCTATGGCAATAATTATTCTTTTTAAATTTTTCCTATTTGATTTGCTTACAAAGTATCGCATTTTTAAATCTTTCTGATATTCTGCACGGTCTTAATGGTATCCTTGGAGCATCGCCCTTACCTGGCAAAACTTGTATTGTATATGTTTCTGGTGCCAAATCATCAAACACAACCATATCGCTTGCGGTTTTTTGTCCGCCAGTTGTTGCATGGACATTATTATCCAGGATATAATGCCTTAAATTTTTCATGTCTTTATTAAAATAACACCATTTATGCAGCGCAAATGTACCCATGCTCATTAATGCAGAACCATCGCCATTTATAACAATAACCTTTAAATCTTTTCTTCTAAGCGCTATCCCAATTCCAATGGCTAGCGCCATGCCCATTGAACCCATCATATAAAAGTTTAAATCCCTATCTTTATATTTATAAACTTCCCTTGAAATCATTCCCGTGGATGATACTACAACTTCATCCTTGACATTTTTCATTATTGTCGCAATGGCTTCGTACCGCGTTAAAGACATCTTGTAACCTCTTGTGATAGTTAATAAAAAAAGTTCCCATATACATATGGTGTTCCGGATCTGTCCTATTTGAAACAACCAAATCCATGCTTCCTTCTTCACTAAACTCGGCGTATGGCATCCATAGTGAAGTTATGCAATCAAGCGAATTTCCCCAACCTGAATTTTGCATAAACACCCTTGGCTGTGCGCCACAAAGCCAGTACCCAAACGCCACCGCCAAAGCTTCATCTTCACGAGTACAAGGTATTTCGCTTTCATGTACTATGCCCTCAGATGGAACCCCCAAAACAACATCCCACTCACTCATCTGGTAAAAGCCCTTTCATCTCATCCAGCGTCGCCGCCATTTTACCGTCTATACTAACTGAACAATCTTCGCCCTTTAAAATTTTTAACATTTCCCGAATTGATTTAATCTTTGTGCGCTCCGTTTGGTTTGCCCAAATAACCATACAATACCCAAGCCTAAATAAATCTTCATTCTTTATATTTGGAAATTTTGTCGGAACTATAGCAAAATTCATTTTTTCACTTAATGAAACCTCATCAGTAAAATCAAATAATAAGTTCTCAAGCCTTGTATGTGGAAGAAGATAATCTGCACCAGCGGCGTGATATTCCAAAAGCCTTGTTAAGGCTTCTCCTGCCCCCAAACCACGTATTAATGATTCGGTTCTTGCCATAATTTTTATCTTGTTTCTTTTAACTGAAATCTTCTTTGAAAAATCTTTTGAAGACATAAGTGGACTATCGCCACCCCAAAGAGAATTAGTTTTATGCCCCTCTAAATCATCTTGTACGCAAACACCATAAGCTCCAATCCTCTCAAATTCCCTAACTGTTCTTTGAAAATTCCCATAACCGGTATCTACGTCAACCCATACAGGAATTTTTACAGATTCAATAATTGGCTTACATATCCTTAACATTTCATCCATTGTAATTGAACCATTGTCGGGAAGGTTAAGCCTTGCGCAAGCCTCAAATCCGCTAATCCAAATTCCATCAAATCCGGCTTCTTGAATTAACTTGGCAGTCCACGCATCGCCCGCACTAACTAAAACCTGATTCATTTATAAGCCTCTACCTTCCCAAGGTCAGGATATCCCTGGGTTCTCCAATCAATGTCTTTAAGGTCTTTGTTTTTAATCAAATCAAACAACATTAATCCTCTCGCCGCTTGCTCTGGGGTTAAATACATATTCCATCCGACCATTTCAATATTGTCTTTGTTTAACGGCTTTTCAGACCTTCCGTCAAACCTTGCCTTCTTTAGCCATTCGTACGCCAACTTATCATCGGTAAGTATCATGCCGCCACGACCTATCGGAAGGTGTTTCTTGGCATGAAAAGAAAGGCAATATAAGGTTCCATTTTTATACATCCCACGCTTAAACCTTAATGCGCTATCTATTACTCTTGTTCCGCGTATTCTGTATGCTCCACTCCAGTTATCAATCCCATACCTAATACACAAACTAACCCCAGAATTTATTACAGAACACGCAACGCCTGGATATGTAAACCTTGGAATTGATGCCATAAAAGGCTTATCATATAAAAGGCTTAAAAATATTGCAGAACAACAACTCTCTACCGCAACACCATATTTTGAGCCGGCGTATTTTGCTATCGTTCTTTCAAATAAATCAACGATAGAATATGCAGAATTTAATTCTTTTTTACATTTACTTTGTCGTATTTTTAATGACATGACCTACATAACCTCCACCAATTTCTTTCCGCAATTAAGGCAATTTTTATTTTTGTATTCTGAGGCAATAGAAATCTTCTTTTTCATCATCTAATGCGCTTAATGCTTTTATCACAAATAATTTGTCCCAACCGCTTAAATAAACAGAATAAACCAAAAACATAACAACCCATTTAATGTTCCCGATTATAGTTATTACCTTAAAAAATGTCGGCATAACTCCTAAAATATACCCAAAAACAATCCAATATCTATATGTATAAATAGCCAGGGTTAAATGGTTAGATGTTGGGTCAATAATGTCCCTTAAAAACTTATTAACAATATGGCATTTTCTATCCATTATCATTCTAAAAAGACTGTTTCCTTTGTCGCTATCAAACCCAAACTTCTCATTATAATTAAAGCTCACCCAATTATTCGCCGAGTTGCCAATATAAAACATAATTATCCATATTAAAGAAAGCCCGTTCTTGTGGCATCCAATTGCAATGGCTCCCATTACAATGCTTTGAATAATCACATCAAACCCGGAATCCCACCATGCGGCAACGGGATTCCTAGCATTATTGCTTCGTGCCACATCACCATCAAGATAATCAAGAAAACCGTTAATAAAACAAATCCCAACCCCAAGAAGTCCAAAGACATATTCCCCCCGGCTGAAAAAATAACATCCAAATAAAATTGTTATAAAATGGTTTATAAGGCTTATTTTTAAAGAAGTTAACCCTGCGCTCGTGCAAATAAATATAAATGGACTGCGGATTTTAGAATAAACCAATGCGGATATTTCTTTCATCTTCTTGTTGTTGATGGGTGATATCCCCACCGTTTTCTTCTTTCTCCATAAAAAGCACGCAAAGACTCTTGATGATAAGCATTAAATATCCTAATGTCTTCCGGCGCGCATTGGTTTGTACCAATGTTTTTTACAATATGCTTTGTTATTTTTTTATGTTGCTTTGTAAGCCCAGGACAATAACTCATTCTGTTCTTTCTATTGCCATGCAGAACTGTCCCTTTTTTTCAATGCAATTTGAAATCTTACAGTTGTTCGGCAATATATTTTCAAATTCTTTTCTTGTGAATCCATCCCAAGGATGCCCTTGTGCAAAATCTTTGGTTGGGATGGTTATTAAAAGCCTTCCGCCAACAGAAAGGCAATTAATCATTTGGTAAAGAGCATCATTTTTGCCTTCTTCAATATGCTCTAAAACTGATATGCAGGTTACAAAATCAAAGTTGGAAAGCATTTTATTTTTTGTTCTTATATCCCACAATAAAAATGACCCAGGATATTCAAAGCCTGGCTTCTCTAGGTCAACTCCATAAAGTTTATACCCTCGGGAAATAACTTCGTGGCAAAAAAGATTGCGGGAACACCCAACATCAAGAACCTTGCTAGCTTGCCATTTATCAAGTTTCGGCAAATAATCTAAAACAAAATCCCATTCAACATCCCGAATGTGCCACCCGGTAATTTTATAAGACAAATAAAGACACCAAAATCTGAATCTTCCAAGGTATGGAAAAGACTTAAACGGCTTAACTATGTACTTTGCTATTAGACTTCGCATTTGCTGGATGTTTCATTAACCCTAGTTTTTTAAGAATCGCCCTGTATGTAAAGAAAAATTCATTCTGAATCATTGCGTTGGCTATGTATCCTCGACCAGCCTTAAGATGAACAAAAAGTTTTATAATCGCCAACGGCATAAACTCCCAAAATCCGCCACCCAGGGGAAGCGCCACAATAGACTTTGCCCATTTATCATAAAAATGATGCCCCTTGTTATTCTGCTGATAAACTACATGAAGTCCGCGGTTAATCTTATATATATCATCTTTAACTAAATACCCAACCTTTAAAGCGTGTTCGTTAATCTTCGCCTTCGGAAAATAAAGACACTCATAAACATTTATAACATCCGCATTAATTTGCTGATAAAGATTATAGCTAAGTTCGTGCGTCATGTCGGATTCGTAGGGAAGCCCTGAGATATGGTCTACCATCAATTTTATTCCGTATTTCTTTACCCATCCGGCAACCTTGATAATCTGTTCATTTGTTTCAGGCCTATCTAAAATTTCTTTTCTATGCTGAGGACATCCAGACTGAATCCCAAACCACATCGTTTGACATTTTGACAATGCCATTTCTTTTACCATTTCTTCGTCAATGCAATTAACGTGACCGAAACAGGCGAATGGCACGTTAACGTACTTACGATATTCTGGTAAAAACTGCATCAACCACTTCTTGTCTAGCGTTAGAATGTCGTCAACAAATAAGACATTTCTTAATCCATACTTTTCCTTCATCATCTTTAACTCTGCGATACAGCTTTCTACCGTTCGCTTCATCTTAACGTACTGACCGACTTCCCTTAGCTGTTGGTTTCCACAGAATGTACAGTTTGAAACCAAAACATTATTTGCAAAAAACCATCCGTTTTTAGGAAGGGTCATACAATAAACATCATCTGTTTCATTAAGCCATTGTATAGATTTAACCCTGTGGTTTTCGTATGCCCCTGTTGCCCATCCCTTTTTTAATGTAGTTTTTCTTTTTTTCTTTGATTCTTCATTAAACATTGGATTATTAATTTTCATTCTCTCAGAAATTTCAGGATGATTTCTTAAATGTTCTTTCATGCAAGAAAACAATTCTAAATTATCCAAATCATTATTAAATCTATTCCCATCTTTATGATGAACAACCTCCCCAGAAACAATCCTTCTTCCGATTTTATATTCCATTAATATTCTATGAACCTTATCTCTTTTCCTTCTGGCCCAACATACATCAAAATATCCTTTTTCTTCTCCGCCTGAAACTTCAAACCTGATAGCCTTTATTCTTTGTCCTTCAACTAATTCTTTTGCCATGATTGGCTTTTCTTCATAATATGATTCGCCATTGTATTGATTCCCTATTTTAAAAGTCCAAAATCTATGCTCCGGCGAACAATCAATATGCGTGCCATCTGTAAAATTAACCCGTATTAATTCACTTTTCCCATATTTATCTATTGAAACAGCATCAGAAACCTCAACTCTATCAGTATTGAAATTATAAGTATAAACTGGAATACTCTTGAATCCCCTCTCATAAATGTCTTTTATTGGAATATAGCCATAAATAGTATTTACTTTCGTATCGCCCCTGAGTGGATTATATGGGCATCCGTAAGAGGTCATAAATAATTGTGTATGCCGATGCTCTGGTGGTAACTCACGGAAAAAGTCATCGCGCTCAGGCCACAAATTATCAGGTTCAAACTTACCCCCAAAATGTCTTACGCCATCACCCTGAACAACCTCATCAATAAACCAATTTTCGGCAACAACTTCTGGGACAAGGGTCGGCATGGTTCCACCAAAAACAATATGAACAGGATTTCCAGATTCATCTTTTACTTCTTTCTTTACTCTTTCAGCAAACTGTACGCCCGCTTGGTAGGTAGCTGACAAGACGGTGAAACAAGCTATGTCTGGCTTCCACTCTTTCATTTCTTTTATAAGCCAGTCTTGAATATTGCAAAACCTCTCCACAAACTTGTTTTGTTGATACCCTCTGTTTCCCTGTTTCGGGTCAAAGAATAACTGTACGTCATGCCCCTGCTTCTTAAGCCAACTCATAACGTACCCTGCGCCAGGGTTGATATCCTCGAACGCCACAAAAGCAAACTTCATCTTGCGGTCGTACTTCTTACCCTCAAAACATTTTCCTTCGTTCCATTTCCCCGTCCTGAGAGTCGGTTGCGAAAAAATCTTTTCAGTTTGAGTTTGCATGATGATGCCTCATGTGTTCTGATTGATTATTAAATAACATTAAGTTACCTATTGAATTATCTGTCTTTACCTCATTTTTATGATGAACAACCTCCCACCTTTTTAAATATCTTCCTAAATGTTGCTCCATAACCAAGCGATGCTCAAAAATATAACCTTTAATGTTTCTATTGGGATGATTAGGTGAAAATATCATCACATAACCATCGTTATCTACATACTTCCCCCCTTTCCAAGCAGGATGTTTCTTACCAAACCGTATCTTCTCTGGACTTACTTTAAATTTCTTACCAACCTGATAAACTTTAAGACATTGTTTAGAGCATACAAAACCTCTTTTATTTTTTATCTGGTAAGGAAAAATTTTAAATTCCTTAGTGCATACGGGACAATTTTTAATAATCATAATATACTCCAATAAACACATCTGCGTTTGATCTATTAAAATTTTGTAAAGCATATTGATAACAACGGTCTTGATGTTCTTTTAAATTCTGCGAAACTTCTTCGATAGCTTCTTTAAAATCTTTTACTCTTGGTTCAGCTATATATCCAAAGTCTGTGCACATTTCCCTAAGACTACCCCTATTGCTAACAACTACTGAACACCCACACGAAGAAGCCTCCGCTACAACTCTACAATAACCTTCAGGATATAAAGAGCTGACACAGACCACATGACTGCGCTGATAATAAGCCGGAAGGTCTTTGTACGAAACGTCTTCAAGATAAGTGAACTCATATTTGTCTTTATTGTTTAACAACCTCTCTGCGCCTTCAATGATATGCCTTCCTTTTTCTGGAATCGGTCTGCCTACAAACAAAACCCTTATCTTATCATTCATACGCGGCATAGGTTTAAAAATTGTTTGGTCAACCCAATGATTAAATATTCTGACCTTTCTCTCATCTACCATCCATCGGATGTTGTCAGACCCATTTGCGCCTTCCACAAATAGTAGGTCACAATTCTTAAATATGTATCTAGCAACTGAACTGATAACGCCTCGTTTAAAATCATAGAGAGCCAGAAGGGTCAGAAAGACCTTTACCTTGAACACCTTTTTTAGTAGAACGGCGACTAGACCGCTTATTAAGCCTTGTGCGTGGATGATGTCGTATTTTCTTTTTGAAAGTAACACGAAAGACCAAAAAAACATTTGTGGCATTACCGTAATAAAATTTTTTAGGCTTATGCCTTTCCATGCCCCCTGATTTAATAACCATCTCATTCGGTGTATTTTTAGACTTCCTTTTGGATAATAAAATTCTTCGTATGCCTTTGCTCGTCCTTGAAAAGGCTGAAAGGTTAAAACCGTGACATTGAACCATTTTTTTGCCTCGTTGCATAATCCCTCTGCGAAAGTTTCTGCCCCTCCGATGTTGGGTGGATAGAAAGGAGTAAGAATTAATATTTTCTTACTCATTTATATTTCATGCTTTGGTGAATCATAATCACACCCCTGGCAAACAAAAGACACGCCACAAGAAAAGATAAATCCGGTCTTTGTATTAATCTTTTCCACTTTCCATTCTGCGTAAATATTTCCCAACAACGATATTTAAAAGTTAATAATCTGTCTTCTGGGTTCTTTGATTTATATTGATTAAGGCTCTGGGCATAGTAGGCTTTTTTCTTAAGATATTTAAAAAGCCCAACCTTATCGTGATGATAAAATGGATAATCTGTTGTCCCAAAAACAGCGTTTGGTATTGCTTTTATAATCTGACGTTCCCAATCGCTATCCTCAACCCCATGCAAAGATTCATCAAACAATGGACAATTCTTTGTCCTAATAAATCTTACCACGTCCACCAATGTCCCGTTGTAGAACTGACGCTCCCAGTCACGCAAATACCCAAAAAAACCATCCGTTACTATACGCTCTGGTATATATAATGCCGTGTACCAATCTATTTTGTTTACGCAATCCTCTAAAAGTTTTGGGTGAAGGCGCATATCTGAATCAATCCAAATAAGATATTCTCCTTGCGCGCGCTTAATCCCTATATTCCTTTGCTGTGAACGCTCAAGCCCTTCATCAACAACAATTATTTCAACATTTTTATATGTGCTTCTTTTTATAGCCTCTACGCAACCCTTAACGTGCGGGTCGTTTCTAACTATTGGGATAACACATGAAACCATTCCATTAACCAACTGAAACCTCCTCATGCAATCCGGCAAACCTATTCACAACCTTTTTCCCTATCCGATAATATTGCTTCACATCATCGGCGGTTCTTATATGCCACAACTTGTTTAATAAGAATTTTGGATTAAGACCAATGTTATAATATTTTCTTTGAAGTTTTAACGCTTCTTTAAATGGATATTTCATCTGCGCAACCTGGTGGCACATATCCCATTTATCCCAATCTTTTGTTATAATAAGCCCTTCCTTATCAAGCTCTTTATATGCGGTCGTTCCTGGATACGGCATAAAGATTGTAGCTTGCATTGATGCCGCCCAGTCATTTAAAAGAATCCATTTAACCATTTTATAAGTGTTATATTCTTCCTTAAGCGTTTCCCATGGGTACCCCATCATAACCGTCAAATGATTCCATATCCCCGCCATGCGCGAAGCAATTAAATTCGGCGCAACTTCTTTAACCGAATATCCTTTATTAAGTTTATCAAGCGTTGTTTGATTTGCGGATTCAAACCCCCAAAGGATAAATCTGCACCCAGCCTTCGCCATAAGCTGAAAATCTTCCGGCTTTAATGCCTTAAACCTCATGTTGCATCCCCATCTAATAAACTTATTCATTGTTGTTGGCTTACCATCCGGGCCTTCACATTCTTCATTTATCATCTTGTCGCAAAATTCATGCAACCATTTTCCAACAGGAAAAGTTCCGCTATCATCAAAGAACTCTTTAAACCCAATATTAATAAGCCCCTGAACCTCATCTAAAAACTCATCTACCGGACGAATCATGTTTTCTGGGTGATAATCAACATAAGTGCAAAAAGTACAAGATGCCGTACTTCCATCTTGATGTTTTGGTCTATACCAACAATCTTGCGCGGCCATTGTATAAGTAGCTGGAACATATTTATAATTTCCGTTATTTTCAGAATAAAGCCACCACCGCGAAATATATCTGTCTATCGCCGGCAACTTTCCTTCCCATTCTTTTTGGCTTATGATTTTGAAGGCTTCCCTATACCATTTCCCGCCTTGAATAAAATAATCTGCCTTACAATTTGCCTTGCTTTCTTCGGGAAGCGCAGTTGTATGAAGTCCACATAAAATTATCTTGATGCCTGGAAGATTTGTTTTTATGGCATTAATTATTTCCCAATACCTTTTAACAACCATCGTGTTTTCTTCGAAAACAATATAGTCTGGCTTCATGTCGGACAATATTTTGGCAAACTCAGATTCCGATATTTTTTCGGCAACTGAATCAATCAACATAACTTCGTTTCCGGCATGAACTAACATGGTAAGAAAAAGGGAAGGAACTACGGGGAAAATATTATTTTCGTCTTTGAAATATTGTTGCTGGCGGTTTTGCTGAACCTGCGGTTGCCCTTTATCCGTGTTAAACGGAGGAACCGCAAAAAGAACTTTAGGCATAAAAACCTTGTTGATGTTTTTTCCAGATTGAAACTGTATCAACAAACGTGCTAATTATCGACGACAACCTGACGCTTCCTTTATTTTTTTGTGGCTTAACTTTTATCGGAGCATCTATTATTCGAAACCCATTATAACGCAAAGCAACTATTAATTCAAGGTCAAAAGCAAATTTTTTGCATTTTATTTTATTAATAGCCTTTTCCAGAGCGTACTTACGAAACACCTTTAATCCGGCTTGTGTATCTCTAAAATCAAACCCAAAAAGAAACCTAACAATAAGGTTATATGTTCGGCTTACGAAAGTCCTCAAAGTGGAATAATTCGTTATGCTATAGGGGTGTCGCTTGTTTCCAATAACAACATCTGCGCAATATGTATCCATCAACCTTAAAAATGAAGTTATGTCCCGATGTTCTATTTGTCCATCACCATCCAAAAAAACTATTAAGTCATCATCTTCTGGCTTAAAAATATTTCTTGCGCAAATATACCCACATAATAAAGCCCACCCCTTGCCTATTGAATGATTAATGGAAACAACGTTCGTTTTTAATTTATTAAGCTGGTATAAAGTGTTATCGGTTGATTCGTCGTTAACAAACAAAATCTTTGAATTAATAAGATTTTTATTAGCCCAAGACCTTAAATCTTTAACGGTGTTTAATATCGTTTCTTCTTCGTTTCTTACTGGAAGGATAATGATAATCATTTTTGATTAATAAGTTTCAAAATTTCTTCCGCCGCCATTTTTGAATTTTTAACATTGTTTCTAGTTGGAAAATATACATTGTATATAACTTGTTGGATATCTTGTCTTGATGGTATTTTGCGGTATCCATTAGCCAATGCCCATTGTTCACAAGCCTCAGCTTCAATATATTTCCATCCGTTATCTAGCTCTTTACCTTCCATCGGATTTCCTTATGAGGTCAGATATTAAATAACCCAATGTAAATGCAACAATTAAACTAACCCCATAGTCATTAATTGAAATGATAATTTGTTCACTCATTAAAACCTCCGGTCATTGGTTTTAAGTCGTCTCTTCTTCCTTACCTTCTTACATTTCCATTTAAAACATTTTGGCGGTCGTCCTCTGCGTGGAATTAACCATTCTTTTCCACACCGTTTACATTTCCATAAACCTATTGCTGACATCCAGAACCCCCGGTCATTGGTTTACCTTTAACCCACACTTTAAACTTCTCCAAACATTTATCACAGATATCCATTTCTTGTTCCATAAATCCATCCATATACCCAATCGTCTTAAATAACCGCCATCGTTTGCGAAGTTCCCAATCGCCATGCCCATCACATATATCACATCTACGTTCTAGGCTCATCCGTCCCTCCGTTCAGCTTATTGTGCCCATGCGTTAAGAACCATTTCATCAGCGATAATTTCCATGCCTTTGAAGCTGTAATCTTGATAATCATAGTCTAAAACTCTTTTAAGAAGTCTTTCCGCTTCTTCAAATGGTTCGTCATCTCCGACAATGCAATGGAAACATTTATCGGTATTAGTTAAGCTAACTTTAACAATCTTCATTTATCCATTCCGTTCAGCTTGATGATGTCGCTAATTGCAGTATTATAACCATCTATATAAGCGTCACATTCTCTTGCAGAATTTAGCCAGCTACAGATAGCTCCTGATGGTTTCTTCTCCGGCACCTTCACCTCGTATGGTTTAAGGGTGGAGTGGATGGCTTGAGCCAAATCAGTTGTATCATAATGACCACTTGTTTCTTCTTCTACTTTAAAAATAATATCTACAATATCTTCCACACTCGGAACCTTCACCGTACCTTGGGGGGAGCAGAAATACTCAATCTCTCTAATAGCGTGTTCGATAATTGAATCGTGTTGAGGCTCACCAATTTTATGTTTATTCAAGCGTGATTCATAGCAAAGTTGAGCAAGGATGGTTCTTAGCCGAACAATATCCAATCCCTTCTTCTCCGGCACAGAGAAGGTTTGGATTAATTGCGGAATAAAATATTTCTGTTCCCGTTCGTGAATATTCCAATAATTCTTTTTATTTCCATCGTTAATGAAATCTTTAAGGTCTTTTTCATTCATCATATTCACCTTGATTTTTATTTTGTTCAACTAAATCATACTCAATTAACTTAATAACACCTAAAACTTGTCCATACGTCATATCAAATTCTCTTGTGAATCTTTCTAATAATCGACCCAACTCATCATAAAGCATTTTTTCCTGTTCTAATTTATCCATTCAACTCCCCCCTTTGAGCCGCTTGGCAGATGGCTTTGGCTAATTTAGAAACATTCACCTTTACATCGTAATTAACTGGAATATCAAAACCTTGTCCAGAGGAGTTATCTATAATGATTGCTCTAAGCTGATTCTCATCCAACTCCTGCCTCTGGGGACGGGTAACTTCTCGTTTAATAGCTTCCCAAAAATCATATAATGCTTGGCGCATTGGACTAATACCACCTTCATCATCATTTTTAAGCCATTCTATATCTGAAAACAATGGGTCTAAATGTTTATATTGTTCATAAATATCATTAATCGGCTTAAGTTCCTTCTTCATTTCGCATCCTCCCTCAAAAGAATTTTAATCTCATCAACATTGACGTAAACATTCATATCTTTTTCTAGGTTATTAATAAGCGTTTCAATAAGGGCTTTAGTATCATCCCCATATTTCGGTCTAACTCGCATAGTTACTATTAGCTTCATTTCGACGGCTCCTTAACTGGCTCATAAGTTTCCTCAAATATATCGGGTTTACAGGGATAAAATTCTCCAGCAACACCTTTAATAATCCAATCAAATAATACGGCTTTCATTTTTCCTTCAAGAGTTTCAATCATAATATATGCATTTGTTATAGTTCTACTCGGTGGATGATATTGACCACAAAAAGTAAACTTATCAAATATTGCCTTTTTATTTTCATACATTTCCCAAAATAATTCAGGAGTTAATTGAATCGCTTCAATTACAACCGGTTTCTTTCGATATCTCATTCCCCCCTCACTTTCCCTCTTTTGACGTATTTAATATCAGATAAAACCTGGACAACTTTCTTTATTTTCTTTGGCTGGATAGAAGCGAGCATTTCGCAGAATTTATTTAGAACCTTAGCATTATCTTTTGGACAAAACTTTTTCATCGTTTATCCTTAGCTCTTTTGGCGTTTGGTCGTGGCTTTCGGCAAATCCGAAGTCCTAAAAACTCCCTTGCCTCTTGTCTTGTATTAAATTTTTTGACCCCTTTTTTGCCACATGAAAAATAAAACCTAACATTTCTTTCTTTGCTCCAAGCGGTCGGATAAAACCAGTCAATAAAATGGAATTTTCCATTTATTTTTTCAAGCGTCGAACATTTTATAATGTACGGTCTATACCACTTCTTCCCCATATCAGACTCCTTTAATGTAAAAATTAATTATTTCATATAAAAAAGCACCAAAAATTCCCCCAAGCAAAAAACCAATAATAAAATAATCAATTTTATCCCATGCTCTCATTCCATCTCCTTTAAAAGTGGGCAATCTTTAGCCACATCTCCGTCCTATAAACCATCTCAATATTTGCTTAAACAGTTATTTCGGATTAAATCGACCCCGACCTCGACCACGACCCCGACCCCGACCTCGACCCCGACCTCGACCACGACCCCGACCTCGACCCCGACCCCGACCACGACCACGACCCCGACCACGACCCCGACCACGACCCCGACCACGACCCCGACCTCGACCTCGACCACGACCTCGACCCCGACCTCGACCACGACCCCGACCTCGACCCCGACCTCGACCACGACCTCGACCCCGACCCCGACCTCGACCTCGACCCCGACCCCGACCACGACCTCGACCACCAAAGCGTGTTAACATTCCCTATCGTCGCTATCATTTTTGAGTCTCCGGCAATGGGTGTTTCCACGGGAAAAAATCAACGACTGTGTTAATGTTTAAATACGCTCTACCAACAGGCTCGACTTCATTTAACGTACCTTTTTTAATAGCTTCCATGAATCTCCCAGAATCCGCTATCCAAGCGGCGTTTTCAAGTTCTAAGATTCCACCAATAACTTTCTTGACTCGACCTGTCATGTGATAGGTTACGGTACGAAAGAAATACTTTTCTCCGACCATATCCTCAAGCGTGGTTAAGTCTTTGAAACTGTCACATCCTAACTGCTGTTTAATCTTTTCATACGTTTCATCACTCACTTCGATTGTTCGTGCCATTCTGTTTTCCTTTCATTTTTAAAAGTGGGCTGGCTGGATATCAGAGCCAGCATGACGTTCTTGTTCAGCCCACAACGTTAACACACGGTAGCTGGGCAGTTGGTCTGCAACGGTGACCTAAACTTATCGGTCTGCTTATCATGACTTCTCATCCATGCGTTAGGCTTCCACGCCACCAGTTACCGATTATTTAGATTCTCTACCAAACGTATATCCAAGATTGAAAGAAAGCAATATTATACAAATATCTCTAAGAAGATGAATGTCCATATTCCCCTCTCTCCCTTCATTTAGAATCTGAGTTACAATTTCTCATTTTAATTGCTTCAGATTCCATTTTTGTGCATTGACCAATACCGAAACAAATAGCCAATATAATTAAAGCTGTTCCTAATCCATCCCAAAATTCCTTCATTTAGACCTCTCTTGGAGCATTAAATCAGAAATTCCATAAGCCTGAACTGTTAATCTACTTGCAGATACCTGTTCATCTGCCGGCACTCTCATAATTAATCCAACCAACGCCTGCCCTGCGAAATAATCTCGAAGGGTCATTCCGGAGACATATTTTCCCCAATATAAATCTTGAGGTGTTACATTTAATGGGAAAGCCTGCCCACCGTCTTTTGTTGGTTCGGTCATTTATTCTCCTTTTTAAAATTGGAATAGCATTTGCCACTTGCCTCCAAACTTTCGAGGTGATTCCCCCTATTCGCCATAAGGCTCGGCCCCACATTAGCAGGATAGGCAAACATTGACGCCATCAGCCCTTACGGGCACTATTCCAAATCCATCGGAATCGCGTGCGCGACTTTACCATTTTCAACAACAACACCGCATCCTATTATCGGCTTCCTTCTAAAATCCCGACCATATTTAAAAGCATAAGTGTGCCGGTCTATTCCGCACCCAACCGCTAACCCAAAGACCAAATTCTTTTCGCTAGCCGAATACGCAACTCCAAAATTTGAATGAATATGCCCCATCACAACACTTTGACCATGTTCAACCGATGCCCGGATATGCGCGTATTGTCCGCCAAATCCCATACCATGAAAAAACCTAACCCCATGCCTATAACAATCAAAAGAATAATCCCATCCTTTTGGAAATCCAAATAGCTCAGGCAACTCTCTAAAATAATGGGCTGATAATCCGTGCTTTATTGCCGCCCTCATCAATCTTTCATCGTGGTTTCCTATCATAACCTGAACCTTGGGAAACGCTTTATACCATGACAAAAGCCTTTTCCTTGATTTGTCCAACTCCTCTTTTGGGCTGAATCCATCCGGGTCTGCGTCCCAATGTGTACTTATTGAATGAAAATCCACCAAATCTCCTATGTGAACAACCGTATCAACTTTATATTTTATAAAAGTTTCGTAACAAAAATCTAAATACCCTTTTTTCTCAAACGGAATATGTGTATCACCAACGATGCCGATGTTCATTTAAGGGCTTTGCGTTTGTAATCCATCCCTTGATGGTTTCGTAATCCTGATTCTTGGTTATTTTATTCATCGCTATTTCCCTTATCTTCTGATAGCGTTCTTCGCCTATTACTATTCTACGAATAAAATCTTCTTTCGGGCCATGCTCATCGTAATCGTTATGACACCCAAAACACCCGCACCATCCACAAAGGTCATATTCACCATCTATCCATGCTCCCCAACGGGTCGCCCTATGCCTTCGCCCTATAATATGACAGGCATTCAACCATCCGCTTTCTAAACACGATTCGCATTTTCCAACCTCTTTTATTCGGCCCGCCCATAATATATCCAGCTTGTTGATTTCCGACTTCTTCATTTAATTGACGAAAATATATCTTTTAATAACTGCGTATTTACGGATTGGTCAGCTTTTTTTGCGTTCTGCCTTGAAAAATATGCCGAAGATTCCATATATAAAACCTTAAGGAAATACGGATAATCTTTTCTAATGTATCCACGCGTCTGTAAATATCGGTCGCATACTTTTTCAATAACTTCTTCCGGTATTTCCGGATTGAGCCTGCTATCCTTTTTGAATTTGTTTAAAAGCATATAAATATTTAATCCCAATGTATATACCTGTTTTATTTTATGGCAAACTTCTTCTTTGTATTTCGACATCTATAAAACCTATTTGTGATTGGGTTATGATTTGAATTGATTTTTTACAAAACAAACTAAGTTTATATTTTTTTTCTAATTCGCGCCGTTTTATTATTAACTCTTGGTTACTTAATTTCCTGTATTTATTATTTATCATATCTTATTACTTGGTTTTAAGCTTTTAGCTTTTAGATATTAACAAATAGTAGTAGTAGTAGTGCCTGTTGATACTGTGGATAACTCTATAACCATTTGTAACATCAATGCTTATGTCAATATCGTACTGTGGATAACTTGTGGATATCCTGTTAATTAGTGTGGATAACTTTCATTAACCATCTGATACTTTGCGTAATGCTTACCATTATCTTCAATGATTTCAGTTCGAATATCGTACCCTTGATGCTTTAAATCCCATATCCTCGCGCCTAAACGAAAACACCCCCATAATGTCAATGCTTCTAATGGGGTGATAGCTTTGCCGGATTTAAGATAGGTTAGGATTTGTTCTGTTTGTTTCATATTAGCCTCCGTCTTTAGGTGGGTTTTTAAGACACCTGCTCCTGCTAGGGCGCCGACGGAGGCGATAAATAGCGCAACAAATCTTTTTTGGTTTTTCTTTTTTATTCTCCATTAACGACCTAGCAGGTTTCATTGTTTTTATTATTACAGAATTTGTCATAAAGTCAAATGATTTTTATAAAATTCTATAGTATCTAAAATTCCTTCTTTAAAATCTACCATCGGTATCCATCCCAACTCATTCTTTATTTTAGTTGAATCAATTGAATACCTAAAATCGTGCCCTGGTCTGTCTTCGATAAACCGAATTAAAACTTCCGGTTTTTCCATCGCGTGCAAAACCATTTTAACGGTTT